TGTAATTGTATATAGCCAAGCACACGGCCACCCAGCTAATTCTACAATTAAAGTTACCGGGTCGTCAAACGTATCTCAATTATCAAATACAAGTTATGTAGCTAAAACAGTAACCGCTAATACAATTGTATTAGGTAATACAACTGCCAACGTAAAAAGTGTTACTGGATATATACAACCAGATCTTGCTAACAGCTATTCATCAAACTATATTACTCCTGTGTTAGCAATTGATTTGAGCGGAGATACCACAGTCACTGATGCGCTTGCTACAGTAAATGAAATTGATGCATGGCCATCACTAAACTTTATTCCAGGATCATCACAGAGAATATATCTAACTCATAGAAATGCATATACCAGCGTTGGCTTTGATTTTATGGTTCATGAAGATCCAACAACACCAACTGCAAGTGTTCTAAAATTAACTGAAGGCGAGTATACAGTTGACACTACAGTTAAGGCTAAACTTGAAAAATGGATGAATAGCATTATTGAATCGGATGATGTAAATCTGTTTACTTCAGTAATGGTTGGTGCACCATATGCAGCCTCAGGAATTGACAGCATTGACAGCTATGTATTAGACATTGACAATACCTATGATGAAATTTCTTTTAGTAGCAGAGAAGAAGCCAGAGACTTCAATAAAACAGTTAATAACTTATACTTTGAAAAAACCAGTAATGATATAAAGGGTCTTGTAAACCTTAAAACAAATATTGAATTGCAAACAAAAACTGCGGCAGTGGTTGGTGATAAAACAGTATCGTATACTGAAATGAATACAGCTACTATTCCTGCCGGCGGCGGCACAGTTACCGGTATGACACAGAGTATAAATGTATATAATACATACCTAATAGATTATTCTATCGCAGAAGCAAGTAGTGTAACCGCAGCCGGTGAAAATTATCAACGTGTTGGTACGATGTATATTAGTGCTAGAGATGATTTTGGCGCTAATGGAGATGTACTCTTCCACGACGTTTCATCGGAAATGCTTGATACTGGATTAACAGGAAATGTTTCATTTAGTGTTTCATTAGTAAGTAATCAGATCGTATTCACCGCGCTAAATAATGTTAACAGAGATCTTACTGTTAAATATCTAATTAGACGCTGGTCATCTGATAACAATTGATAAGGCATTATGTTTACCAAAACCCAAAGTCCGGCTGCTAGATTAGCAGCCTGGAGAACCTTTAGACAACATTTTCCAAACGACGGAACAGCCAATGATGTAGTAGAGGCTTTTGCTAATGTTACATTAACAACACGATACATAGATTATTATACACCACAGAATTGGTTAGATGTTTTTGAAATAGTTAAAAATGGATATTTTTGCCAAAGTGGCCTAACCTTGGTTATTGCATCCACATTGGTCCACCTCAACATCATAAAAAGTCCTGTGCTATACTTTGATGTGGTAAGTAATCATATCACAGGCGCCGACGGGCTAGTATTCCGAGATAATGGTAAATGCTACAATTTTCTTCCAGGTGAAATTGTAGAAGATAGTTTTGCGGCCGCCAATTCAACAAAGTTTACTGAGCACATTATAACTCCAGATAAACTTTGTTGTTGACATGATAAGTATTATCATCTATAATAAAAACACAACAAGTATATCACAGGATGCATATGTCAAGATCTATTCTAATAACAAAAAGAAACGGTAGCAAAGAAGAACTAAATTTAGATAAGTTACATAAAGTAGTCTTTTATGCATGCGATGGAATAACAGGGGTAAGCCCAAGTGAAGTTGAAATTAAAAGTCACATTCAATTTTACAATGGCATAACAAGTAGTGATATCCAAGAAACACTGATTAAGAGTGCAGCCGATCTTATCAGCGAAGAAACTCCAAATTATCAATATGTTGCTGGTAGATTGATTAACTATCATCTACGTAAGCATGTCTACGGAGAATTCAATCCTCCGCATTTACTTTCTATTATTAAAACAAATATCAATAAAGGATTCTACGATAAAGAAATCCTAGAACTCTACACAGAAGAAGAAATTGATGACTTGAATACTTATATCAAACACGACAGAGATAACCTGCTGACCTATGCAGCCATGGAACAGTTCCGCGGCAAATATCTTGTACAGAATCGTGCAAATAAGCAAATCTTTGAAAGTCCTCAAGTTGCATACATGATGATCGCTGCCACACTATTTGGACGCTATCCCAAAGATACTCGTATGCAGTATGTTAAAGATTTCTACGACTCTACAAGTACATTTGATATTAGCTTGCCAACACCAATCATGGCAGGCGTGAGGACGCCACAGCGTCAATTCAGTAGCTGTGTGCTGATTGAAACTGATGATAGCTTAGATAGTATTAATGCAACTGCAAGTTCAATCGTTAAGTATGTATCTCAAAAAGCTGGCATTGGCATTGGAGCCGGTCGCATTAGGGCTATTGGCTCTCCCATTCGCAATGGCGATGCCAGCCACACTGGCGTTATACCTTTTTATAAGCATTTCCAAAGCGCAGTCAAGAGCTGTTCACAAGGCGGTGTCCGAGGAGGAGCCGCAACACTTTATTATCCAATTTGGCATCTAGAAGTAGAAGATTTGTTGGTATTAAAGAACAATAAAGGTACAGAAGACAACCGTGTACGTCACATGGATTACGGTGTTCAATTCAACAAATTAATGTACGAGCGTTTGTTAACAGGTGCCGATATTACACTATTTTCTCCGCACGACGTTCCTGGACTCTATGATGCGTTCTTTGCTGACCAAGATAAATTTCGTGATTTGTATGAAACTGCTGAACGCAATACACGTATTCGTAAGAAAACAATTAAAGCAGTTGACTTGTTTAGTGCATTCGTCACAGAACGTAAAGATACAGGACGCATATATCTAATGAATGTTGACCATGCTAATAGTCACGGTGCATTTAAAGAAGATGTGGCTCCAATTCATCAAAGCAACCTATGTTGTGAAATTAACTTGCCCACTAAACCTTTGAAGGATATCAATGATCCTGATGGTGAAATAAGTCTTTGTACTCTAAGTGCTATTAACTGGGGCAATATTAAAAGTCCTGCAGACTTTGAAAAGCCCTGCGAGCTTGCTGTCCGTGCATTAGATGCTTTGCTTGATTATCAAAGTTATCCTGTGATAGCGGCAAGATTGAGTACAGAAAATCGTCGTCCATTGGGTGTAGGCATTATTAATTTTGCATACTGGTTAGCAAAAAATGACACAAACTATCAGAACCCAAACTTAGACTTAGTTGATGAGTGGGCTGAAGCATGGAGTTATTATCTAATCAAGGCTAGCGTTAAACTAGCACAGGAGAAGGGCGCATGCCCCAAGAGTAACGAAACTAAGTACAGTGATGGCGTAACACCTAACATGACCTACAAGAAAGAAATTGATGATCTTGTAAAGCACAAAGAACGAATGGATTGGAAGTCTTTGCGTAAGGACCTTAAGGAATATGGTATTCGTAACAGTACGCTAATGGCGCTAATGCCGGCAGAAACAAGTGCTCAAATTTCAAATAGTACTAACGGTATTGAACCTCCACGTAGTTATGTAAGTATTAAGCAAAGCAAGGATGGTGTGTTAAAACAGGTTGTTCCTGAATACCGTCGTCTAAAAAACAAATATGACCTGTTATGGGATCAAAAGAGTCCGGAAGGCTATTTAAAGATTTGTGCAGTATTACAAAAATACATTGACCAGGGTATTAGTGTTAACACCAGTTACAATCCACAATTCTTTGACGATGAAAAAATTCCAATGAGCTTGTTACTACAACATATAATTATGTTCTACAAATTTGGCGGTAAGCAACTTTACTATAACAACACCTATGACGGACAAGGAGAAGTTGATGTTGAAAAACTATCTACTCCAGTTTCTCAGACAGAAATCCTCAGTGATACTAGCGGTGGGGACGATGATTGCGATAGCTGTAAAATTTAATCGAGGCACAATTTATGACTTACTCAGTTTTCAATTCCCATAATCGCAAGGACCATACCACTGCAACAATGTTTTTAGACGCAGGCGGTACGGTTACAATGCAACGTTACGATACATTAAAGTATCGTCAATTTGACAAATTAACCGATAAACAATTAGGTTTCTTTTGGCGCCCAGAAGAAGTTGATATTCTACGAGATGCCAAAGACTTCAAAGACCTCACTGAGCATGAGCAACATATTTTTACCAGCAATCTAAAACGTCAAATATTATTAGACAGCGTACAAGGGCGTAGTCCTAACGTAGCATTATTACCTATTGTTAGTCTTCCAGAAGTTGAAACATGGGTTGAAACATGGGCATTCAGCGAAACAATTCACAGTCGCAGTTACACTCATATTATTCGTAACATCTACGCCGACCCAAGTAAAATATTTGATGAAATGATGGATATGCGTGAGATCGTTAGTTGCGCCGACAGCATTAGCAAAAATTATGATAAACTCATTGAACTATCAAGTTGGTATAATTTATTAGGCGAAGGTGAGCATACTGTTAATGGTAAAAAAATTAAAGTTGATTTATACGACCTTAAAAAACAAATTTGGTTATGTTTGATGAGCGTTAACATTCTTGAAGGTGTTCGTTTTTATGTTAGTTTTGCCTGTAGTTGGGCCTTTGCTGAACTAAAGAAAATGGAAGGTAACGCTAAAATTATTAAATTAATTGCCCGAGACGAAAATGTACACTTGGCTAGTACGCAACATATGCTAAAAGTTTTGCCACAAGACGATCCCGACTTTATTCGTATAGCAGAGGAAACAAAGGGAGCATGTCTAGAAATGTTTATGGACGCAGTTCAGCAAGAAAAGGATTGGGCAGATTACCTATTTCGTGACGGATCAATGATTGGTCTTAATGCTGAATTATTAAAACAATATGTTGAATGGATTGCCGCAAAGCGTATGCGTTCTGTGGGCATCGATGCACCTTACAAAGTAGCTGGTACCAATCCTTTGCCATGGACACAAAAATGGATCAGCGGTAGCGAAGTACAGGTAGCGCCACAAGAAACTGAAATCAGTAGTTATGTAATTGGCGGTACAAAACAAGATATTACAGAAAACACATTTGCGGGAATGTCACTATGAGTTTAACAATTTACACTAAAAATAACTGTGGCTACTGCATACAGGCTAAAACTCTATTAAAAAATAACAACATACCATTTGAAGAAATAAACATTGAAAATGATACAGCCGCCAGAGAATTTGTTGTAGCAGAAGGCCACAGAACTATGCCGCAGATTTATCATAATGGTAAATTATTTGTAGAAGGTGGTTTCACCGGACTTAAAAATTTAGGTGTTGGTACCATCAAAGAAAGAATTGAAAGCAAAGTTGATGTGGGACAACTTGGCACACTTTAACACACAGGACAATATATGTATTATCTAGACGATTTACTATCTAAAGTAGTAACAATTAAAACACAAAAAGGCGAAGAATTCATAGGACGGTTGATTGGGATCGATAAAAAGAAATCAGTTATTACTGTGTCTAATCCTAAGATCGTTGTTATTGCAGGTCAAGATGTAGCTTTGATTCCTTTTGCGCTAACAGCTAAAACAGAAATGGTCTTTATGCAAACTGATCAATTGCTAACAGTATTAGAAACTATGGAATCATCTGCAGAAGATTATACCAAAATGATTGATATTGAAACAGAGCTAGCACAAACAGCTAAGTTTGCTGAAGAAGAAATTGCTAAAGCTAATAAAGAAACTGAAGAAGTAGTATAAATAAAGTTATGCCAGGCGCAGCTAGAGTAGGAGTAGATTTAGCATCAGCAGGATTGATTACCGGTCCTGGATCACCTACGGTTTGGATCAACAACAAACCTGCTAGTATAGTAGGCGATACAGTTGCACCACACGGCGAACCACCACATACTACTCCTGTTATAATCAGTGGTAGCGGCACAGTATGGATCAATGGAAGGCCGTCAACTGTACAAGCCATAAGCGCAGCCAGTTGCGGTCATGCTGTATCTACCGGCTCAACTACTGTATTTATAGGGCCATAATGGCCAAATTGATTTCTGTAAAAGGACCTCATGCCCGCGGTCCTATGGATAATATTCGCGTACAATGGAACATGGGCAATCAATGTAATTTTGAATGTGCATATTGCCCAAGCATTTTACATGACGGCAGTAGGCCATGGCTTGATTTAGATATCTATTTAAAAACAGTAGAAAAAATATGTTCACACTATAATGCATTAAACAAGCGTGTTGACTTTGAAATTATTGGTGGCGAAGTCACCGTAATGCGCGGCTTTGAAGATATCATACGTAAGATATCTGAATACCATACACATAGTGTAGTTTTTACTAATGCTAGTAGAACTGTTAATTGGTGGAGTAAAGCCAAAGATTATCTAGATGGTGTTGTCATTACTTGGCATCCGTTGAGCATGAGCAAAGAACATCTTGTTAATGTAATAAACGAAATCAAGCATGATGTTACCATTGACATAAACATAGCAGGTGTTGCTGGCCAAGTAGAACAGCTAGGACAAGACGTTGAAGATTTGCGTAATTTGTTCCTAGACTGTGAACGCAATCGCTATGATAATGTAAGTATATGTGTTAAAACCATGTATGCTAAACTGCTAGGCCGCAATAGCAAACAAGAAACATATTGGCCCTATACAGAAGAAGAACTAGAAATTTTACGTAGGCCAGGCATTAAACCTAGACCTTGTCCACCACCGGATCCAAATGCATCACAGCCTCCTCCACCGGATCCTACCGCATGGATGACTGAATTTTTATACGATGATGGAACAGCAAAATATGTGCAAAGTCATCAAATTATAAATGAAGGGTTAAATTCTTTTAAAGGAATGCGCTGCCACTTAGGATTTGAAAGTGTAAACATAGATGCCAGCGGCGATATTTATAGTAGCTGGTGCGGCGCCAAGCATTTTGGCAATATATCAAATTTAGATAGCTGGGGACTACCATTAACTGAAACTGAATGCCCTTACGAATTTTGTAATAATATATCAGACATCGCTATCACAAAAACGCTTTAGTCCTTTTTCTCTTATACCTATCAGTGCTGTATTAACCCTAATAGCATAATTGTCCCTCTCGGCAAATGATTTATTCTTAGAAATTACAAGTTTGCTTACATAAGATATATCATTTAAATCTCTTATGTACCAATCACAGCATAAAGCATTACTAAAGATTGTCATTATTTCGGTACTATCAAACAAATGACCAGTAACACTTATAGCAGGCATATCTATTTCAAAAGTTATATCATCTTTAATATGCCTTGCAACTACCGGCTCATTTAAAAAAGATTCTCCGTTGACATCTTTCAAAAAGACTATTAGAGTTTTAAAATTATTAAGAGATTTATTTAACGACGAATCATATAAATTTATATCGTACTCGCTGACAGAATATACATCATAAAGCCAGTGCCCTTTTTCATCAAGAATACTTGCTGAATCTTCTGTTAATTTTCTGCCCGGCGTCAAACTTATTTCATTGTTTGGGAATTGTTGTTTAATTTTTTCTACTTCTAGAATATTATGTCTGTACATATAAAACTCTAGAACAGCTTTTTTACCTAAGTTTTGTATATTTTTAAAAACAGTTTTAGGATCTGAATTTAAAAATGTTTTTGAATAAGATTCAAAACCATCAATCATCACGTACAATGTCAAATTAGGTACTTCTAATATTTGTTGCATAAGGTTATCGTCATCAATATTCAAATATGTAAACATAATGCAATTCTTGTTAGAATCCTTAATTAGTGATAAAATGTCACTGATATGAGGATGGCACAAAGGATCACCATAAACAGATCTAAAAAATATTTGATTGTAGGTGTCTAGTGTTTTTTTAATAGTGTTCAAGTCTAGATCTAAATCTGGATAATCTCTTTTGCCAAACCTATGCTGTATCCATTGTCCTTGTGCCGACAGTGGATTGTAGACTGAATTTTTAGTAGTTATATCTAGAGTAATCATAAAAAAGCCGCACAGTATTTAGTGCGGCTTTTAGGGATAATCAAATCTAATTGATTATTTTTGTGCGTTTGGTGCAACTTGGAAGCTAACTACTGGATCATATGCACCAGCATCTGCGTCATAATAATACTGATCTGCATCTGCTAAATCGCTGGCACTTGTAGTATATATAC